TAGCACCATTTGAAATAGATTTTGTATTTAAGAATTTTTTTTGAGAATAATTATATGAATATATAGCTCTTTCTTTTTTATCTATAATATGTAATGAATCGTTTTTATGTTCAACTTCTAAAATTTCCATTTTTTCATTAAATATAATTGGGAATCCCGTAAAATGATTAGTATATATTTTTGTAGGTGGATTTATATAACTTAAGTGTCCCCAATAAGGAGGGTCTTTGCTTCCAAATGGTTTATAATATATTAATTTTCCATTATATTTACCCTTCTTATCAAGATTAAATTTTAAAAAAGGATTATCAGTGTTATGAATTTTTAATTTATCAAATGTAATAAAAGGTATTTCTCTTGTTGCTTTGTTATGAATTAATTGATTATCTTTACCTTTTTCTAAAATAATTTCACATATATGAAAATAGCGTTCTCCATGTGGTATCATATAAGTAATAAATACAATATTATTTTTATCATCAATATTATCAATATAATAATATGTATCATACCCAGAAGAACTTTTTAAAATTTTATTATCTAAATTAATATAACATATATTTATATTTGCATTATCAATTACTTTATACTTATTATAATTTTCATCATAGTTTAATGAAACGGTTTTTATTTCACTTAAAAAATTTAATTCTGGAGTAGGTTTGGTTATATCAACTGATAATTTTAAATTATTAGTTGATATATTTGTTGTACCACCTCCACTTATTTTATAATTAATATGAAATGCTTCTAATGTATTATCATCATTTTGTTTTATAATATATAATTTATCATCTCCATTATTATATATATAAGTATTATCAATAAATTTAAAAGCTTCTATTTTTGAAAATTTTAAAATTTCTTTATTACTCTCTTTTATAATATAATCTGTTCTATCATGAGTAATAATAATATCATAAGAACCTAATTTAATTTTTTTTTGAGTACTTTTAAAATCAACATCAAATTTAAAATCAAATGTTTCAATTTTATGGTCTTTATTAATAATTAGCGATTTAATTTCATCATTATCATTTACATGAGATATAAGTAAATTTTCATTATCCCAATATATTTGACAAGGTTTATCAGGTGCTTTTTCTTTAGTTACTAATTTTGGTATATTTTCTAAAATTATATATTTTTCATCATCTCTAACTGTGTAATTAGTACCATTAAAAACTAATTGAACATCAATATCACCTAATTTTATAGTAGGTTTTTCAAAATCTACCATAAGTTTAAAATCATTAACTTCTATTTTTCCATCATTTAATGATAATTTTTTAGAAACTATATTTGTACCATCAACTATACTTAATAATACATATTCTGTCCCTTTTTGATATATGGTAGTAAACTTATTATTTAAATTATCTTGAAATTTATCTTTAATTAAATTTAAATCATCTAATACTAAAATTTCATCATTATTATCTTTAGAATTATCTTTTATTTTATATTTAGGATCTTCAAATATTAATTGTACATCCTTAACATTTGTTCCATAAGTAAATACTAATTCATTTGAAGTATTTATATTTAAAGTAAAGTCAAAATCATCTATCTTACCATTTTTATTAACTGTCTTTATAAATAAATTGTTTTTCTTAGATTGTTTATAAATTAATAAAATATCACCAATAAGTTTATATATTTGATAATCTATTATTTGTTTTTGTAAAATTGAAATTAAATCTAAAGGAATTATAAAATAAGTTTCATCATGCACGTTTTTTACTACACTATAGTATTTATCATTATATAGGATGTTTACATCTTCATTATTCATTTTAAATTGCAAAGGGCTAAGACCACTATCTAACTTTATTTCTGTATTAATTTTTTCAATATGACCCCCACTATCTAGTTTAAATACATTGAGTTCCTCTTTTACATTTTTAATATCAGTAGATAAGTAAATAGTACCATCAGAATCAGGATGTTTATGAAGTTTTAATTTTTTCTTCTCAAAGTAGATATTTATATCATCAATATTGAAATTATCATACGTTATTTCTTGGTTTCCAACAGTACCATTATCTTTTTTCCAATTAACTATATATTCTTTACTTCCCGTGTTATTATTATACTTAATTTGAACTTCCTTATTTGGGTTTTTATTCGCATCTCTATACAGTTGATATATACCTGAATTTTCAATTAAATATATACTTTTTTTAAACTCATCAAAATTATTTGGTGGTGCTGTTGCCATTATATTATAAGTTAATAAGTTAATTTAATTTAATTAAATATTATAAGAAATTTATTATTAATTATTATAATAATAAAATAAAAAAAAAAAATAAATAATTATACAGCAATAATTAATTTGCGAACAGCAAAATTATATAATGATAAACCTAATATAATATAAACTAAAATTTCAAGAAATTCAAAGTTAAATAATACGGAAATTTGTGGACTTTTAAGGAATAACATGAATTGAATTAGAAATTGTATAGTAACCATTTCAAGTAACCTATTCATAAAAGATATATATTCATTCCCGAAATTTTCAGAAATTTTGATAGTATAAAGACTATCTTCACCATTACCAAAATAAGAATTAATAGATTCCATAGACATATTTATAATAATTAGTAATATGTATAACTTATTATAAAATTATTATTAAAATTATTTTTATATGTAATAAAAATATTGTTTATATTTATTTTTATTATATAATAAGAATATTTAAATCAAAAAATAAATAAATAAAAAAAAAATGCTAAAAATGAATATATAAATATATATCATATAATATATATAAATCAAATAATATATAAATTATATATATCAAATGGAACAAAATCAAATTGAATATAAAGGTTATACATTAATAACTAAAAACCAAAATATTTTTAATACACAACAAAATAATAATAAGCATTATTTTGTATTAAAACATTTTGCTAATTTTATAAAACAAAATCATAATAATCATCAATTTACTGAAAATGATTATAGAAACTTATATATATATCTAGAAAAATTAGGAAATTTCTATATATATATCAAGGATGCAAAATGTAATTATAATGAAATGTTGTCTAAAAATGATATAGATCTTCTACAAAATTCATAAAATTTCTCTAAAAACTAATATTATGTTTTTTTGTATTTATAACAACTATTCCTCTTTTACTCTTTGGATTTTCTTTAAGTCCCCCTCCTTTCATTTCTTTAGCTGCTTTTTTTTCGCGACGTTTTTCATCTTTATCTAAATTATATTTACATAGTTCTTCATCAATTAATTCTATATTGGCTTCAATATACGCTAATAAATTATGTTCTATTAACCATTTAAAGAAATTTAATTGACCTAAAGAAGTTTCAAATTTTGTTTCATTTCCATTAACATTAATAATAAAATCTATCTTATGTTTTCTACAAAATGGGTCAAATAATATTTTAGAATATGCTTTTAAATGTTGCTTATATGACGAATAAATATTAAAAAATTTTTTATTAGGTAGCAAAATAATTATATTATTATTTTTACAATATTGTGTAATAAAAAAGTCAATAATCCGTAATGATATTTTTTTATTATTTAAATATTTATTTAATATTATAGCATTTTTAGAAATTTGATAAAATGTTTTTAAATCTTTAATTAATATATCATTATGAAGAGTATGAATTTTTTTAGTATTTGTCATTAATTAAAGTAAATTAATATAAATTAACTTAAATTAATATAATTATTATAATAATTATATGTAAATATAAAAAATATATTTAAATACTTATTTTTATTTTCTATTTGCTGGATTTGCATTTGGATTAGTTTTTATATTTGATAAAGAATTTTGTCTTCTTGTAGTATTACTTTTAACATTCGTTTTAGTATTTGATGAAGATCGTAATGATTGTAATGGTGTTGGTATTTGATCAATTATTCCTACTTGTGTAATTTGACTATTTAAAGAAGCAGTACGACTTAAAGTTTGTGATAAATGAGGTCCTAGAGTAGGTAATTGTGGATTTAATCTACCAAAATTAACTTTTGGTAGATTAAATAGTTTTTCTTCTGGCGTTTGTCTATTTATTGATTTAGTTTTTTCAAGAGATGTACTTACACTTCTTGCTTTTTTAGTTGAACCACTTAAATTAATTGTTATATTAGATTGATTAGATGAGTTTCTTCTTGGATATTTTAGTTGATTTATATTTAAATTTAAAGATGTTGGAGATTTTGTTCTATTTGAACTTTGTTTAGTTCTAATAATAGATGAATCATTTTCTAATCGATTATATCCTAAATGTGGTGTTTGACTATTAGTAGTATTTATGTTTTCTGTCCAAATTGAAAACTTTTCAAATATATTGTTAAAAAAATCTCTAATAGGTTCTATAAATTCATTAAAATATTCTGTTAAAGATTTATTATTTACATTATGAGATTCAGGAACTTGTGTTTTACACCTTTGTGAAATTTAAATGCCGATTTATAATTAATTGATAAATAAAACTATATAAAGAAATATTACTATATATAATTATGAAATAAAATGTTTATGATAAATATAATCTTATTTGTCAACCATTAAAATGCTTTGGCTATGAAAGCAAAACAAATAGGCATTTTAAGTATATGGTTCTATTTTATTTCTAGATTATGACCTATATTAAAAATAGGAAAAACATAATCGATCGGTGTAGGAGACACCTGTTGTTTTTACTGCTTTTCAATAAGCGAACGTTTGTGATTTTTTTTGCAATGGATTCGGCATTTAAATTTCACAAAGGTGTAAAAGAGTTACTCTTTCTATTAGAAGACCATGGAACACGAGTCCAAGGAACTCTTGTTCCTTCGCCACCACTCATCATATCTTTTTGTAATTTTTGTAAAATTTTAAGACATTCTTTTTTTGACTCTTTATCTTTTTTAGTAGATACTTTGTAGTTTTTTATAAAATTAATAAGTTGCGTTAGATTAACTTTTTTATTTTTCATATTTATATAAATTAAAAATTATATATTATTTACTATATAAAAATAATATTATTTTGAATTTAATAAAGTTGTTATGATATTAAAATCATTATATAAAGTATATAAAGGAAAAATAAGATATATCTTATTTTTTTATCTTCTAAAAGTAATACCATTATTTGAAGAATTATTACTATTACTTTCATTATTTGGATATATATATGATGAAGATGATGACGATGATGTTTTAGGACTTGGTGTTAAATTTTGTGAATTAAATTGTTTTTTCTCTGCTCTTTGTCTTGCATTATAAGAATGTTGCCTTTTTGTTTTAATAAAATTATCTATTAATAATTGATTTGATAAATTATGTTTTAATATAGCATTTTCTAATGTGTTAATAGCTGATATCAAACTTTTTATATTATTTTTTATAGTAAAACAATTAATATTTTTATTTTTGTGACATAAGTTTGTAATATAATCAGATATTATATTTGTATGAGAAATCATAGCTTTAATATAATTTAACATATCATGATATATATGAGAATAAAATACAGATTTTTCAATTAATTCTCTAATTTCTTTTAAATTATTTTTGAATAATCCTAAGAATTCTAATTTATTTAATTTTAAATAATTCCATAGCATTTGCTTTTAATTTAGCATTTTTTGTATTTTTTTCTTGTTGTTGAGTAAATGTAAATAGAATTTTTTGTAATTTTTCTTTATTTTTTTCTTTATGTAATTTAAATAATTCCTTAATATTTGTTGTCATATAAATTAATATTTGTAAATTATTATTTAATATATGACAATTAATTTTAGATATTTGTTTACAAGATTTATTAATAATATTAATAATATAAGTAATATTTTGTAATAAAATATTAATTTGTTTATTAAAATCATTGTATATATTTTTATAAATAACATTATCTAATATTTTATTTTGAATATTACTAATTTGTTTATTAATTTTTTCAGTTATTATTGTCCTTCTTTCTGAAAATATATTTTCAGAATTATTAGTTAATAAGGTATCAAGATTAGTATTATTTATTCTTAATGTTCTTACATCTTTATATATTTGTTGAAAATGCGTTAATATATTTCTTTTAGTATATATAATTAATAATTCAAGTTCATTCAATATATTTGTTGTAGATAATTTATCTAAATCTTCAAACTTTGGAATTTTAGTATTATATAATAATTTTCTTTCATGTAATGTTGTATGATTATTTTTTGTTTTTATTGGTCTTTTTTCTGATACTTGAGTAAATAATGTAGGAGAATCTTTATTATATTCAGCTTGGCTATGTTTTGAATTAAATCTTACACCTTTTTGTGAAACTGTTGTAGTCATAATTATAATAATTAAAATTTATTTAATATATTTTATTATATATATATAAAATTAAATTTTGTAAAATATAAAAAATAGGTTAAATTTATTTAATTTACTCTAATAATTCTTCAATAGTTTCTTTATATTCTTCATAATTTTCAATAATTTCCAGCAATTCATCATAAGAATATTTACTCATAAGTTTCGCTACATTTTTCTCATATTTCTCATATATATTTTTAGAATTTATTTTACCAATATATATAATATTCTCTATATCATTTAAGTTATTTTGTAATATTTTATCATATATAGAAATAAGTAAATTTTCTAATATTTTTTTCCATTTAATTTTTATAGTTCTATCAAATATCATTTCTTGATAAATTCGTATGATTTTGATATTATTATTATTAGCACATTTCATTTTATAACTATCTTTAAGTTGTTGAAATTTATAATTAGAATTCCATTTTGTTATATTTTGAAAATGTTGTTTTCCATCAACTTCAATAATTAAATTTAAATCTGGTAAATAAAAATCAAATGGATAATATTTTTTATTTTTACACCATTCAACCTTATATTGAAATTGAATATTATATTCTAAATCTAATATAAAATTATATAAAATATTTTCAGTTTTATTTTTACATTTAGGACATCCAACACCTTTTGATAAATGACTTGATGCTCTTGTAGTAAATTCTCCATGATTTGGCTTATTACAAATTAATATAATATCATTGTCACTTGTTATATATTTAACTTTTGAATAATCGTAATCGTAACTATTTCTTTCTTTACATAAATTTATATATTCTTCTGTTGTATAATTATATCTTTGACTACATTTTGAACAACCACGTCCTAATAAATGCATCATTACTTGTTGCTGAAATTCATTATGTTCATTACATATAATTGTAATAATATCTTTTGTAATATTAAAATTAACTTTGCTATAATCATATTTATTGTTATGCACTTTGTTAGCTCTATTTATAAATTCATTTAATAAAACTTTATCTTTCATAATATTTTTTGATGTTAATTCTTGAGAACATTTGTTGCATCCCCTTTTATATATAATATGAAAATATGGTTCTTGTTCAAATTCATATGATTGATTATGATTATTACATATAATTTTAATTTTACTTCTAGGATGTTGAAAAATAGATAAACTATAGTCATATTTATTATTATGTATTTGATTAGATTTATCTATAAAATTTAATTTTGTAATATTATGTTTATTAAATTTACATAAATTACATTCACTTCCAGATAAATGTTCTGATGGTCTTTTACTAAAACTACCGTGCATAGGACATATAATTTCAATATTTGTATCTATATTTATAAAGTTTATTAATGAATAATCATATTTATTATTATATAATTCATTTACTTCATCAATAAATTCTTGTTTAGTTCTTTTATATGATTTGGAACATTTTTGACATCCCGCTCCTTCTTTATGTTTATATGCATTTTTTGTAAAATTTCCATGTATAGGACATACAATTATAAGTTTTGAATTAATATTTTTAAATTCTATTAAGGAATAATCATATTTATTATTAAATTTAATATTACATTCATTAATAAATTGTTCTCTTGTATATTTTTTAGAACCATTACATTCTGGACATCCTGATCCATTTAATAAATTTTTTACATGTTTTTTTACAATTCCATGTATAGAACATATAAATGAAACTTGTGACTTAGAATTAATATATTCTGTAATTGAAAAATCATATTTGTCATTATATATTTTATGACATTCATTAATAAATTGTTCTTGTGTTTTTTTTGAATTCATCTTTAATAATTATATAATATTTTGATTTATAAACATAAATCAAATTTAATATCATTTTTTTTAAAGATATAAAGTTAAAAATAAATTTTATAAATATGTATTACAATTATACAAGAGGTTTTCTATGAAGGTCAGGGCTTATTGAACTAATATTCCAAGGTGAAACTTCTTGTTGAGGATTTGCGACAATATCACCTCTTAAATCGTGAGATGGGTTGCGAAGTGAAGAGCCAACAGTATCATCTCCGAAGTGTGCCCCAGCTGATAAGAAGTTTTTATCTGAAAGAGCACCTTGACCTGCTGGGGTTACTTGAGACCATTTAGAGTTTGCTGCATCTTTAGGAAGTAAATCACTTGAGCTTAATTGGTCTCTTGGAAAACATCCACCTTCTTGTGGTTCTGGTACTGGTTCAACGTCTTTAGGACGAGAATTATATTCAACTTCTTCTTCAGCACCATTCATTTCTTGGTTATTGTCAAATCCTTCAAAAGTATCATTAGATGCTTTAGGAACATTTTGTTGAGCTTTTGATGCTCCTAAATAAGATGAATATTGCATAAGAGCATAAAGAGCGAAAACTACTAAACCGACAACAACAATATTCTTTAAGAGGTTCATTACAGAGCTCATTTTCTTTATTATATATTTTATTATAATTAGTTTAAAATAATTTATTTATTTTTATTTATATATACATATTATTTTTTTATGAAAAAAATTAAATACAAAATTATTTATAAAATTTAAATATAATTCGTAAAAAAAATAATTTATTATATTTAAAATTTTTTTTATTAAAAATAAAAAATAAATTCAAAAAAAATTATTATTGATTATTAAAAAATATTTTTATTATATTTTCAAAATTTATTATATTTTTTCTAACTTCATAAATAATATATCACATGGTTCCATTGTTTTACCAACAAAATAATTTTTAAATTTAATTGAACCTTTAGGGGCAATAGTTTTTTCAAATTTAACATTCTTTTTATTTTTTTCAGCCCATTCTGTCATTCTACGAACTCCCATAAATGGGTCATCATCTTGGTCCCACGATGGTAATATAAATGACATTTTATAGCTGTTTTTCTTTTTCTTAAATGTAGCTAATGCTAAATCTAAAGCTAAATCCATTAAATTCATAACAAATGGAGGATTAATAGCTAAACGTTGTGTTGGAAATTCAAATTTATCTTTACTTGCTTCTCTCATTCTATCAAAGTAACTTCCTAAACTTCCAAAATGACCATCAATATCAGGGAAAGCAGAACAGAAATGGTCAAAATAGCGATTAAAGGGAGTAGAAAAACATTCAGTTACTTCGTGTTTTTTGTATTCTTTTCCAACATTATTATGTTCGTAATCATATGCTAAACTTTGATTATCAATATAAAAGTATTTATATCTAAAATAAGATGCAAATAAATATACACGATTTTTAGGTTCAGCTAAATATTTAGAAGTACCATAAGCTTTATATCCATAATAATTCATAGTTATTTTATTATCTTTTAAGGATATATAGTCATCAGTTATACCATTTAAAGCTCCTAATTTTGTAGTATAATATAAACAAGTTGTTCCTTTATCATTTGTATTATATTTAACTTCTATATCATTATCAAAATCTTTAATATCATCTAATTTCTTTATATCCTCTTTTACTTTTTTACTATATTCTTCCATCATATCCCAATAAGCTGTTTCAATTTCTAAACTGATCTCTTTAAGTTCATCTTTATTAAACTGTTTTTTAAATTTTCTTTGTCTATTATATGTTTGTAAATCAATATATAATTGTTCTTCTAATTCTGAAACTTTTTCAGTAATAAATAATGGGTCATCATTTTTTACTTTATTTTTTTTAAAAGTAAGAGGAATTAGTAAATAACCATTTAATATTTTTCTTATTTTTTCTTTATGTAAATCTTCTTTGACATGTAATCTTGCACCTAATTTTTCAGTATTTTCTAATAGTTTTTCAAATTTTTTCTTCATTTGATAATAATATTTAGCACGAATTAATTCTTCTTCAATAACTCTAATATATTCATTATTTATTTTTTTAGTAGAAACATTTATTTTAGAATAACTTTTTGAAGAATTTTTAGAGGAACTTTTAGAATTATTATTTAAAACATTTTTTGAATTATTCTTAGAATATTTTATTGAATTATTTTTTACAGAACTTTTTAAAATATTTTTGGAATTAGACATATTATATAAATTATTATATTATATATTATTTATAATTAATAAAAAAATTAAGAAAAAAAAAGGGTTAAAATATGTAATATTTATTTGTTTATTGAGTATTAACATTAATATTACTATATAAATTTTTGATAAATTTATTTAGTTTATTGATATCATTATTTCCATCAAATTTTCCTTTTTTTATTTTTTTGTTATATTTACTAATTTTATTGTTAAAATTATTAAGATAATTAATTTTAGCATTTAATTCTTCAATATTAACAAGAACATTTTCAGATAAGAAATCTAATTCTTTTTGTTTTAATGATAAAAGTCGTGTCATATTTGTATCATGTTTATAATTATTTAAATTAACATTTTCATCATCGTCAGAAACCTCTTCATCAGAACTACTATTTTCTGTTGTATTTTCTTCTTCGTTTTGTGATACTTCTTGATCTTGATCTTGCTCTTGTTCTTGCTCTTGTTCTTGTTCTTGTATAACAACATTTTCAATAACTTCTTCTTGATCAATATTGTTTTCTTTATTAATAATTTCTTCATCAGTAGTTTTTGGTTTTTTAGATTTAGTTTTATTTTTTTTAATTTTATCTAATATAATTTTTTCTACATTTGTATTTTCTGATGATGGATTTATATCATTATCTTCTTTTGTTGTATTAACATTTTCAGGAACTTCTTCAATAATATTTTCAACAACTTCACCTTCACCTTCACCTTCACCTTCACCTTCACTTTCACCTTCACTTTCACCTTCACCTTCACCTTCACCTTCACCTTCACCTTCAACTTCACCTTCACCTTCACCTTCAACTTCACCTTCACCTTCACCTTCAACATTATATTTTGTTTCTTCTTCTTTCTCTTCAGTATTTTCAATGACTTCTTCTTCATCTTCAACATTTTCTAAAATATTTTCATTATCAATAGAAATTTCATCTAATTCCTTTGTTCCTACATTTTGATGATATATATCATTTATCAATTGAGAACGTTCAATATTATCAATCAAACGCCAATCAAGAAGTACTTTATTACTTCTTAAATAAATTCCTTTAAGTTGTAATGATATATTATAAGTATAATTTAAATTAAGTGTATCATACATATCATTAAATTTTTCTTGAATTTTCATAAAAATATAGTTAATTCTTTCACCATTTCCAATTTTTTTATTTCTTAACCAATGTAAATCATGTTTAACAAGGTCTTCATCAAATATTTCACCATACAATTGTTTGTATTGTTGTGATATAATATTTTTTATATTATTATATAATGCTGACATTTCATTATATAATGTTTCATTTGAAGTATTATCGCATACAATTTTAAGAACAATATTATTTGAACTATCTTTTGTAGGAGTTGTAAGTAAAATTACATTATTAAATGAAAATTTAGGTATATTATTATTAGATGTTAATCTAATATAATTTAGTTTAGTTTTTTTAACAATTTCTAAAATTTCTAATGACATTTAAATTTTTATATATAAATTATATAACTTAAATTATTTTAAATATTAATCTGTATTTATACTTTATATAAATTTTATTGAAATAATAATATCATTTTTTTCCATAAAAAAATATTTTTAAATTTAAAATATTGATATTAACTTTATTTTATTTGTATTTTAATTACCAATCATCTTCATCACTTTCTGATTCATTAGAAATATCATTTAAATTTTGATTTTCTTCTTCTTTTGTATCAGGATTAGACTCACTACTTGTTGAATCTGAAATAGCTTCAATACTATTAGTCATTGCTATAGTATCTAATTGAATATATTTAGGAAGTAGTTTTGGTTCAACAGTAAATGTTTTGGCTTTAATTTTTAAACCATAAGTTTTGTTTGTTAAATTAATCCAAAATCCTTGAATTTGAATAATTGCTGAAACCATAAATCCTTTAATATCTATTTGTGGGTCAAAGGTTGATGATTGTTCGTTAAACTTTACTTTATCTTTACGAAAGAATACATTATATTTTCCTGTTCCATCATAATTTTCACTATTAGTACTAGACTTACCTTCTTCATACATAAATATTGGTTTAAAGAATTCAAGGTCATACTCTTCTTGTTGTTTTGTAAAAACCTTTTTAGTGAAAGATGGTGGAATATATCTTAACATATCCATATCTTTTTTAAGTAAATGAATATATTTGTCTTTTTCATTAATGTCTGCATTTGGATTATCATCATTTTTAAGAAATTTTTTGCGGTTAATTTGCTTCATAACTGAATATAATTTACTCTTTAAATCTTTCTTAAAGTTATCGTGAAAATTGTTAAAACTAGCAATATACTTATTGATTAGATTGATATTTTGGTCTGTTTTTTCACCATGATAAGGTGTAATACGTAGTTGTAAATAGCAATCAGAAGTATATTTATCTGTATATGATTTAACAACAACTTGATTATAACGATCTTTCACCATTTGCAGTGAATTTTCACTAACTAAAGGTGGCATAACAATGCTAACTCCTTTAATAGATTCATCCATATGTGTTAGTTTGCAATATAATGAATTGTTTGTTGAATTATAACTAATATTATCATCATTACAAATTAAACGAGTTGGGTCAAATTTATGGGCTTGAACTGTAGGATATTGAGCGTCATAGCCTTTTCCTTTGCCTTTTCCTTTGCCTTTTCCTTTGCCTTTTCCATTTTCATCATTATGTTGATGAATACCTTTTCCTGAACCTTTGATAAAGTCTGGTAAAGGCATAATTAGTTATAAATAATAGAAGATTAATCCAAAATAAATTGGGTATATAAAGAAAATAAAAAAAATATCATTTTTTTTGAAATAAAATTATTTTTATTTTTTTGAGATTTTATTTATAGTCTAATCTATCTTATAACTATTTTTATCTAACTACAATTAACCAATTATGAATTATTTTATATTCAATTACTTTTTAGCTCTTGACTTTGGTTGTGCCTTTTTGACATGTAGTTCTTCTTCTGATTCGTCCTCATCTTCATCTGAACTATCATTTTGAAATGTTTGTTCTTGAAGTTTAACTGGTTTAGAACTTGTATCAGATTCATCATCATCGTCATCATCAATGAATTTAGTAGTCTTATTTTGAAGTTGTTCTTCATCATTATCAAGATTAATAAATTGATGGTTTGATGGTCCTGCTTTAAGTTTTACTTCCATAGGATTGATTTTGATTGATACGCCAAATCCTGTAGTACCAATCCAAAGTGAAACAATATGAATAACACCTCTGCAATGAGCACCTTTAGTTTTTGAATAATTTTGAATAACATCAAAAGTCTCTTTGTTAGGCTCAGTCACATTACCCATTATACGGTTTTCTTTCTTATCAAATGGAATCTTTGCCTTAAAACGTGGAGCATATTGAGTTAATACTTCACCGGTAGATTTATCTGTAGAAAATTGAATAATTGGATGATAGATAGCTTCAAGTTGTTCTTTTGTCTTTTTCTTGCCAAAGAATACTACTGAATGTTCAAAAGCAATTTTCTTTGCATATTCATCAATTTGCTTGAATGCATTGAAAAGAGCTTGTTTTTCAGCTTGTTTAGCACGATCTTCATCTTTGTCAAAAGATAGTTGAACTGTATATTTTTCAATTTTACCAGAAACTGGGTCTTCATTAATAGAAATCCCAAACGGAGCCCACATAAATGGTGTCTGAATAGCTAAATTGCTACGCTGAGAACCATATGAACTGTATGCTTGTTTAATTCCTACTTTACCTGATGGTGCTTTGATTTCAGTTTTGAAGTTAAATTCAGAGATATTGAATTGAGAAGGAATGATTACTGACATATTTACTTAATATAAATAAACTTAAATATAAACTTAATTCTATCTTATTTGTCCTTGTCTTAAAGGTATATAAATAAATTAAAGTAAATATCATTTTTTTTTTGCATCCAAAAAACTCGGCAAAAACCTATAAAATTTAATAGTTTTTATTATAATATTTATATTTGCATTAAAAATATGGATAATTCATTATAATTTTAGTAAAAATATATAAAATAAATATATTTTTATAAATATAAAAAAATGTTAATGAAAAAATGTCAAGTAATAGTATATTATTTACAATATATAGTCTATATTTATTAAAATTAAATTTTTAAATCTTAAATTATATTAATTTTTTTATAAATCAATATATAAAGTTATAATGAATATATATATATATATTTATATATTCAATAGTAATAAGTATATCTTAGTCATATGGGTATAAAAAAAATAAAAAAAGATGTTGAAACAAAACAAAAAGTAAAACAAAAAAATGTAAAAATTAAAGAATTAATTGAAAATAATTTAGATAAAATTTATTCAAATCAATTTTTTACAAATTATTTTAGTAATAATTTTTATGAAATTTTTGATAGTATTAAAGATAATAATAGTACATTACAACTAATAAATAAGTTAAGCAAATCATCAAATAATATTTTTGATTTTTTTAATATATGTTTTCAAAAAATAAATAATTTACCATATTGTCAAATAGTTTATTATTTTATATACAAAATGTATAATATAAAAGTTAATTTAAAACCAGAAGCATTAAATAATTTTATTTATCATTATAATAATAATATAATTGAAATCAATTTTGAAAAATATACATTACAATCATTTTATATTATAAATGATTTTTTAAAACCAAAAATTGAAGAAGTATATAATAGTCAAAATATTGATTTAAACAACAAAACTGAAAATAATTTAGATGATTTTTCAAAAATAATTAGTACAACAAATAAAAGCGAAGAAAATATGTATAAAGAAAATTTAAAATTACCATATATAATTATATTACATAATATTCATAAATTAAATTTAAATATAATTGATTCATTATTATTATTAATAAAAAATAGTTATTTGAAAGCATTTAAAATCCGTTTTATTTTAACAACAAATAGTTATTTAAATAATAAAGATTTAGGAAAAATAAATAGTTATGTTATACCATGTGAATCTTTTAATATAAATATAACAAATAAATTCAATATTTATCAAAATATTTATGAATATATATATAGAAATAATTATTTAAATATATTACATAAGTCTAATTCATTAACATATTATACAAATGATGATAATAATACCAATGATGATGACAATATTAATGACATACTATATAAAAATAATTATTTATCATATAATCAATATTTAGAAATTTATCCTTATTATCAAGTAAGTAAAATTAATAATATTTTAATATATTTATTAAATATAGAAACTATATATATATTAAAAAATAATAGTATATATAAAGAACAAGATTTTAATAAAAATACAATAAATTATTTAAAATCAAAAATTAATAATATACCAATACATGAAAATAAATTATATAATATATTAACATCTATATTATTTAATAATGAAAAATTAATAACTATTATTGATAATATAAAAGGTTATGTAAATAATGTAATTAATTATGATATAGATTATACTTTATATATAAAATTAATAATTAACTATTTCAATATTATTATCAATAATTTAGATAAAAAAATACATAATAAACCATATATAACATTATTGAAAAATCAAACATTACTATATAAGATATATGCTAAATATGACATAGTTCAAAAAAAAAGTAAATTTATTAATGATTTTATAGTATATGAACAAGTATTATTACATATATATAAAATTTTTTATAATTGTAGTTTTTATAACTATAAAACAAAAACATTTAATGAAAAGTTAATACAATATATATTAAATAATAATAAAAATAATATATCAAATATTAAATTACCTATACAATTATCTACATAAATTATTAATTATTATTATTGTTATTGTTATTGTTAAGTTTTTTAGTAATTGTATTATTAATTAATTTTTCATATAATTGTAAGTCAATTGATGGAATAATATTTTTAGTTTTTTCATCTTTCTTTTCATCTTTCTTTTTATCATTTTTAGGTTTATTAATAAATGTATTAGAATTATTTTCTTTATTATTTGTAGAATTGGTAGAAGTATCATCATTTGTGCTGTCATTTACATCAATTGATGGTAATTCTTCAAATTGTGTTTGAACTGATTTATATTGAGTAATAGCATTAATTTTTTCTAAAATATCTTTATTAATAGGGCAAGAAGTATCTAATGGGTCATTATAACAATGATTAATAATACCATTTAAACATTCATTAGAACCAGCATTCGTTATTATATCATTTATATTAGACCAATCTGTAATAGTAGCATCAGAACATACTTCACATAAAACGGGATTATTAAAATTACAAGTTTGTTGTTTTATTTTAAGGTCTTTAACTTCATCTTTTAATTGTGAATTTTTTTTTTTTATATTATCATAAGAAGATAATGTTTTTTGTAATTTCATATTAGATAATAATAAATATTTATTTGTTAAATCTTTAATATTATTTGTAAATAATTTAATATTATCAACTGTTAAGGTTTCAGTAAATAAAGATAAATAAGTTATATATGTATTTGAATTATTTAACATTTTATTTTCATTAATAAAAATTCCAGGATTTTTATTTAATATATTAAATGTGGTTTGACCATTAAAGAATGAAATGGGACTATTTTGTTCATTATTATCATACAAAGTTCTAATTTTACCTTTATTATTAACATTAAATTGTGTATTTAATGTATTAAGGTTATTCATTGTCATTGGAACAAATGAATTATCAATATAAAGTTTTAATGTATTATTTTCTCGTACAATAGAGAAAGTATGTTCTTTATTATCTGTCATAAATCCATATGTATCTTTGTTTGTTTCTTCCATATTTTCATTTACACTATCATATGCTAAAATTTTGAATGTTGAATATCTATTTTTCCATGATTCATAAAGTTCATTATAAGCAACTTTATCATCATTTTCGTTAAGAATAGTGCCATCATCTAATTCAATTTCTAAATATTTAATATTAAATGTATCATTATTTACTTTATGAATACAATAATTACATCTTAATATAAAGGGTATATGAACGTTTGTAGATGGTGAATAATAATTTCTTATATTGAATATTTCATATTTAAAAATTCCATTATTATTATATTTATTATATTCATCTGGTAATATATCTTTAATAGAATCAAGATTAAAGAGTTTATTATCAAATTTCATATTCCATAATAATGAGAAATTATTTTGATTAAAATTTTTAAATGAATTTGAAGAACTTTCTTCAGAAATAGGTTCAATATATAATGAATTACATCCTAAATTAATAGAATATAAGTTTTGTAAATCTTTACTTAGTTTAATACAATCATCTTTTGATTTATGTAAAATAACTGTTGATTTATTTTTATTATTTGATAAATCTGTAAGTTGTGTTACTAATGTATTTGGATTATGGAAGTCATCATAAGTACAAATTGTTAATATATTTGTAAGTTTTTTATCACTTAAATATTTTTTATATATTTCAATAGGTTTTAATTTTTTTAATAATGAAATTTCATTGTTATTATCAAAATTTTCAACTGTTTTATTATTTATTTGTGATTTATTATGTAATAAAATTTTATTGTAATTATATGTAATATATAATAATGTGAATAATAATATTAATAGTACAAATATATTAATATTATTAATATTATATAAATAATATATAATAAGTATTATTAGAATTGTATAAAGAATATAAGTTAATAATTTATTATTATTAAAAAACATTGTTAATAATTTTATATATTTATTATTATTATTATAATATATTTTTTAGTAAATATTTTAAATATTTATATTTAATTATTTATATTTAATTATTATATTTAAATATTTATTTAAAGAATATATAATAATATATAATTAAAATTAAAAATATTGTAATAAAATTAATCATAATCTTCCATAATAATGTCATCACGTGAAGACCTTGAAGAAATTGATATTAAGCATAATGATATAAATTATAAAGGAGATAGTGATAGTGACACTGATAATGAAAATATGTTTATGGGAGAAGGAATGGATGATGAAGATGAAAATAACAGTGATGAAGATAGTGATATTGATAGTGTAGATGAACTTTTATGTAAATTTGTTCCATTTATTTATGATAATGATACACAAGAAACTTTAATTAATGTTCAAACTGATATTCGTAATGAACTTAAGGAAATGCATGGTACAATTAAGGAATTAGTAAAAGTATTAAAACAATCTCAAACTCAAGCATCATCATCATCATCATCATCAAAACATGATGATGTTAAAAAAGAGACATCAGAAGAGAAAAAAGAAAGACGTCATCGTAAAAAGAGACATGAAGAATAAATAAATTAATCTAAATGAACGATACATCATATCAAGTTAGTCAAATGTATTCAATATATCAATAAAAATTAAAATTTTATTTTAATTTTTATTTTTTTAAAATATTTATATATAAATAATAAATAATAAATAATATATAACAATAAATATTCAAGATAATTATTATAATAATTAATAATTAATAATTAATAATTAATAATTAATAATTAATAATAAATAGAAATGGATAATCATTATTCTAAGATTACTTTACATAATAGAGTAAGTAATGGAGATGGTCGTGATAATACATTAGTATCAAAAGATGAAACAATTTTATATTCTCCTTATCAATATAGAACATTAATTATAAATAGTCGTGAGCGTAATCGTACAAGTTGGGATAATGCTTATTCATTCCAAATATTATTGGATGAACCTATAAGATTTGTACGTTCTATTAAATTATTAGATTTTATATGTCATTTAGAGCGTAGATATTTAGTACATGAATATAATAATACTTTTACAATTACTTATTCTGGAACATCTGCTACAGTTACAATTCCAGAAGGTGATTATGATTTAACTTTATATGGTGGTACTCCAACAACATTAGCATCTACAGTAGCATCACAAATTCAAGATGTATTACAAAATAAAATTGGAGGAACAGCAGCTGCTGCAACAGTAACAGCATCTGTAAGTGCAGTAACTGATAAAATTACATTAAAATATAATAATAATGATGTATCTGATGAAACTTTAACAATAAATTTTTCAACATCTGTATCAAATAAAGATACATTAGCATATGTTTTAGGATTTAAAGAAAATACTGATTATACAGTTGCTGACGGTGATGGAGAAGTTACAGCTGATTTTCGTTTAAATTATACAAAATCATCAGTCGCAGTTATAAGTATTAATCATAATGATTTTAATGTAGTAAAGTCTAATCTTTCAAATAAAACTAATGATACATATGGTATAGTGAATATTGATAAAGATTATAATAAATATAAAGCGGGAACACCAATAACTAAATTTTTCTATAATCAATTAAATTATTTAGACCGTTTAAGAATTGATATAAATGATATATATGGTAATCCTTTTGATTTCCAAGATTCTGATTTAATAATGACCTTTTTAATAGAATATGAAAATCAACGTAACTAGAAAGAATTTAAATTCTTTAAATTCTTTAAATTCTTTAAATTCTTTAAATAAATTTTTATTTTTATAAAAATAATTACCTAAATAATATAATAAATAATATAATAATTATTTATAAACTTTTTTTTTTAAACTTTTCTCTTATCACGACTATATTATGAATACTTTAGCACAACATCAAAGAACAGAAGGGCAAGGATATACTGGTGGTAAAAAACAAGTAAAGAAATCCAAAAAAACAAATAAATCTAAAAAAATAGTAAAAGAAGTTCCAAAACAAAATCCACAAGAAGTATTAAATAAATTAAAAGAAATGATATCACCATCAGCTCTTTTCTGGCAATTATTAATGATTGGATTATCAGCATATATATTTTATGAAATTCATTATAAATTTATTATGAATCAAGAATTAAATAAATGCGAATGTGCTACAAATGATTGGATGTATGAATATTTAAAAACATATGTTAAAGTTACATTATTATCATATGGAGTAATCGCGATAGCATCATTATCATTAGCAGTATCTCTTTATATGGATTTAATGCCATCATTAGCATTATTATCATTTGTATATTTCCCAGCATGGGTAATATTTACATTATATTTAGCAATTTCATCAGTAATTTTAATAATATATTTAGTAAATTTATATCAAGAAGATTGTGAATGTAGTAATACACTCCGTAAATATATATTAATAGGATTAATTACTAGCAATTTATTATCAATAATATTTAATATGTTTACAATGAAAACTATTAATTAAAATAAACGCACTATTTAAAGAAAAAAAGTATATAAAGAAAAAAAAATGATATTAATATATAATTATTTTTTATATGAAGATTTATAAATTTACTATAAAACACATTGAAATAAAGCAATGGAAGTTACACCTTATCGTATATCCACTATTACAGGAATTGCATCATTAAATCAAAAGATAGATTTAAAGATTATGTATGACAATTTAGATGAATATATAAAACCTGTAAATAAAGAATTAAAATCTAAAATAAAACTTACAAAAAAAGAAAAACACGAATTACAAGAACAAGAAGAACGTGAAAAAGAGAATAAAATAAAAGAACAAGAAGTTGATTTAACATTAAAACAACTTGAAGAAGAGGTAGATAAAGAAGAGTTTGAAGATCGTGATTATAAATTTAAACCTCAATCACGAAGTATTCAAAAAAATAAACCGGAAAAACACGATCTTATTAAAGAAAATATTACTGGGGATTCAGAAATATTTTATGCGGAATATGGTTCAACAAAGAATGTATTACAATATAAAGGAGAAAATATTAAGAAAAAGCGTAAGAAACGTATAGAACAAAATCTTAACATAGATAATCAAAATGAGATTGAATATAAAATTAAACGTTTTGATAATCAAGCTACAATATTTATAAATCATAAAGGTAATTATATAAATCTTAAGATATTTAAAAATGGTAATTTACAAATGACAGGTTTAAAAGATATAGAAGATGGAAGAGAAATTGCAAATATATGTATTAATATTATTAAAGATATATATAAGAAAAAAAATAAAAATATTGTAGAAAATTATGAACAATTAGTAAATAGTAATTACTCGGTTATTTTAATTAATAGTGATTTTAAAATAAATATATCAATTAAACGTAGTATGTTAAATTCTATATTAATAAATGATTATCATAATATTTCATCATTTGAACCATGTATTTATCAAGGAGTAAAATTACAATATTATTGTAATGAACAAATGGAAAATCATAAATATAATGGTAATTGTCATTGTTCTAATAAATTATGTAATGGTAAAGGAAAAGGAAAAAAAGAAGGTGATTGTAAAAAGATTACTATTTGTATATTTCAATCTGGTTGTATTATTATTACAGGAAGTCAAAGTATAAAACAATTAGAAGAATGTTATAATTATATAGTAAATGTAATCCGTGAAAATTTTGAAGAGCTAAAGATAAGATTTTCTCCATTAGAAAAATCAACATAGTAATCAAGATAATCAAGATAATTAAGATAAATTATTTAATTCTTTAATAAACTTAGATGAAAAAATTTTATTAATTTTTTTACTACTAATTTTTTTAATATATTTTTTAAAAATATCATAATTTATTTCTTTATTTTTTTTAGCAATTGTTTTTTTAATATCATATAACCATATAGAATATTTTGATTTAAAATCAATAATTTGTTTAAGTTCCTTTTTTGAAGTCGAATTTAAAGATGATTTATTTTTTTTTTTATTTATATTTTTAAAAATATATGGTTTAATTTCATTTGTAAATATTTTTTGAATTTTATTAGAAGAACTAAGTATATTTGATTCATATATTATATTATTTATATTTTTTTCAATAAACGTCAGATTATCATCTACATTATTTTTATCATCAGTATTATTAGTATCATGTTTATCATTATTAATAAAATTAATATTACCATCTTCGCTAATTTTAAGATAATTATATGAATTTGAATTTTTAAAATTAATATTTTTATATTTAATGCGATGATTTAATGTAGTTTCATTTGTATCTTTATAATAAAATGCATATGGTATGTTACCATAAAATGTTTCATTCCATAAAAAATTATTTATTTCTTTATTAAATTTATACTTCTCTGGAATAAAATCTTGTAAATTGATAAATGGTATATAATTATATGGTTTAAAAGTTACTAATCTATCTAAATATTTATTTTCATATAAATGATCATTTCTATCATCAAAAAATATAAAATTTTCATTTATTAATTTATCATTTGATATTTTATTTAAATCAGGATATTTATTAAATAATGTTTTTTTGATATCATTAACAATTAAATCAAAACTTTTATAATATTCTCCATTATAATAACAATGTTCTACACGATTTAAATATGGTTTGTTAATTTTAATATTTAATTGTTTTTCAATATTATTAACAAATTCTAAAATATGTGATGTCATAGCTAAACTATAAATAAAAATTTCAATGTTTTTATAATTTTTATTCATATATTTTATAAATTCAATTATATCTTTACGAATAAAATCTGGATTTTCTAGAAAAAAATCATAATTATTAACTTTATTAAGTTCATCATTTGTTAAATCAATAGCTCCTACTTTATGTGCTTTATTAATAAAATTTTTAAAATTCTTAAAATTATAATAATTATCACTATCTCCAATAATTGTATTATCTAAATCAAATGTTAATATATATGGTAGTTTCATGATATTAAATATTTAATATTTATTTTTATTTACTTTATTATATTTTATTATATTTTATTATATTTTATTATAATAATGATATAATAATAATATAATAATAAATATATATAATTAATTATATAAGATGGAACAATTATTATTAAATGTCATAAATTATAGTAATTATGATAAAATAGTTATTGTGGATGGAGAAAATTTGCGAGGACGTTTTTTATCACATAAGAAAATACATACAAAAAAAGAATTAGACAAATATACAACATTAAATTTAGTAGAAGCATATTTTAAGTATATAGAAAAATATGATAAGAATACATTATTTATATTTGTAACAAAGAATAGATATTTTTATAATTGTATATTAGAAGAAAATAAAAAATATCAGTATCAAAACATTCAAATTTGTTATTTATGTATTAAAAATATCAAAGCACAACAAAATGAAATTACTCAACAAAAAGAATGTTGGTTTAAGGATATCAAAGATAAATCTCACATATATTGTGAATATGACGATTTTATGATATATTATTTATTATATATAATGAATTTAATAAGAAATAAAAAGATAAAATTAATTTTATATTCTAATGATAAAGAATTTAAAAATGTTGATAATGTAAAGAGGTTTAAAAAAATTCAATATTATCCATTTCATATAACTTTATATAATGTAATAAATAATAGAAAATATTCAATATATAAAGAAGAATTAAAAGAGTTAGAATTTAAAAAGTATTTAAAGGAAATTATTAAATATAAAAATATTAAATATACACAAAAAATTTTAAAAATTTCAGAAAATAAACGAAAAATAAGTATAAAAAAAGATAAAAGAAAAGATAGAAAAATAAGTGAAAGAAAAGATAAAAAAATAAGTGAAAGAAAAGATAAAAAAATAAGTGAAAGAAAAGATAAAAAAGTAGACAAACGAAAAGACAAAAAAAAAGACAAAAGAAAATACAAAAAACCAAAAAAGAATAAAAGAATTAAAAGAAATATGCAACATAAATATAAATTTAAATTAAAAAGAAAAATAAAAGTATATAAATATAGAAAGAGAAATAAGAAATAAATTTCAATTTTATGTTTAAAAAAAATGACCTATTAATAATTATTTTTATTTAAGAATATTATATATAAATATAATAAATAAACAATATTAAACAATATTAAACAATATTAAACAATATTTAAATATGTCAAATTCCAAGATATTTAGTGAATACAATAAATTAACGTATAATAATAAAAGTATTTCTTTTATAATTTCTAATATTGATAATTCAATTGTAAATTCTTTACGAAGAGCTATTTTAGCTGATATAGAGAATATAGCATTTGAATTTGAAGAAAAGGAGGATTTTAATATTCATATAAAAGAAAATACATCACCATTACATAATGAAATTATTAAACAAAGATTAGCATTAATTCCATTACATTTAAATGAAGATGAAATTGCAAAATATAAAAAATTCAATTATAAATATGTCATAAATGTTGAAAATAAATCTTATGATATGATAAAAGTAACAAGTGGAGATATAAAAATTTTAGATAAAGATGGTAAGGAAGTATCTAAAGATTTTCGTGAGCGTGTATTTCCAAAAGATCCAATAACAAATGATTATATTGTTTTAACAAAATTAAAACCAAATATATTTAATACAAATAAGGGAAGTAAATTTCATTTAGAAAGTCATGCTACACGTGGAACTCCTAAAAAATTTGCTGGTTATTCATTAGTAAGTAAAGTTTCATTTATGAATGTTATTGATGAAGATGTTGCTAAAAAAGCTTTTGATGAAAAATATCAAGATTTATCAAAGGAAGAAAAGGAAAAAAAATGGAAATCTTTTGAAGTATTAGATAAACAACGTTATTATAAAAAGAATGAATATGGAGAAGCAAATGAATTTCAATTTATGGTAGATTCAGAAAGTGGTTTAACTTCTTCTGCGATTGTATTTAAAGGTTTTATGGTATTAATAAGAAAAATTATAAATTTAAAAGATAATATAGCAGATAATAATTACAAAGAAGTGAAAATAATTCATGAAATGAATAATATATATAAGTTAGTAGTTCATAATGAAACAGATACAGTAATGAATTTAGTTAAATGTATGATTTATAATAAATATATTAGAAATGGTAATAAACAAGAAATAAAATTTGTTGGATATTATCAACCACATCCATTAGAAAAATTAATGATAATGAAGATAGATTTTGCTGACCATGTTACGGAAGTTCAAGAATTTTTAGTAAAAATTTTGAATGACATAAAAAATGAATTAGTAGGATATTGTAATGAATGGATTAATTTTTCAGGATATGAAAAGGAAAATAATTTAGAATTATCAAATTTTAAAAAAGGTATTTATAATATACAAGAGTTTGAACAAGATGATGTTGTTGAAACATATGAAGAAAAACAATCAAATAATAACAATGAAAAAAATGAAAACTCACAAAATAACAATAATGAAAAATCACAAGATAATACTAAAAATAATGAAAAACCAAATGAAAAAGAAGATGAAGAAGATGATGAAGAAGATGATATATCACTTGGAGATTTAGAAAAAGAGGTAGAAGATGAGGAAGATAAAAAAGAAGATAAAGAAGAACAAGATGACGATGATGATATATCATTAGGTGATTTAGAAAGAGAAGTAGAAGAAGAAAATGAGGATGATGATACTGATAAAGAAGAGGATGAAGAACAAAAAGGAGGTAAATTAAATAATGAACATATTCGTTTAGTTGAAGAGGAATTAATTAGAGCAAAGTATTATTATAAACTTAAGGAAGAATTTGAAAAAATGTTTGAAGATAAATCTGGTTTAGGTTTTAGATATAACAAGAGAGAAGATTTACATAAAAACAAATTGCGTCAAATTTTAAATATGTATATGTTAATTCCTTTTACATTTAAAAAAAATAAAGTAAAAGATGAAGACCCACTTTTCATTACTGAAGAAATTAATGAATTAGAGGAACAATTATATCAAGATTTACAATATTATAACAATGATAATTATTTACGTAAAAAATTCACTAAAGATGAATTAAAAAAATATAGTATAATGATAAGTAAAAAATATTTAGATATGATGAAAACATTTAGTCAAAAAGTGAAGGATGATATTAAAAAAATAGATATAATTTCTAATTTTAACAATGATATTCAAATTGAACGTGATATTGATGATAAAGGTACAGTTCGTTTAACATATCATACAAAATTATCATCATTAAATGGAATTATTGATGATTATATAATGATAAATAATAAGAAAATCATTTTAGATTATTATGGATATAAGGAATATGCTACACAAGAATATTTATCTAATCCAAAGAATCGTGTCTATTTATTTGCTTCTTACTTTAGATATAAATATATTTATATTGATAATCAAAGTTTAGCATATGATTATGAAGAAAATGAAATGAGTAAAAAATTTAAGAAAAATGAAATAACGGAATGTTTTTCAACTCCTTTTAATAGATATTATGATCATTTCTGTTCTGTTTTCCCGGATTTGGATTCCCATTTTGGAAGTTTAGGAAATTATTTTGAACGAATGAAAGAAGCAAGTAAAGATAAATTTATATTTCCTACACAACGTTTAACAATTAATCCCCCATTTATTTTAAATTTAATGAATTTAGCACTTGAATTGGCTTTATTAATATTTAAGAAAAAGAAGAATGAATACATTATGTCCTTTATCTTACCAGATTGGGATAAACCAAGTCAGCCATTTGATGGTGTTAAACTAGTAACAGAATGGGCTACTAAAAATAAAACTAAAGTAATTTTTGATAAAAAGGTGGTAAAACGTGAAGATACTAAATTTAAGAATTATTTTGTTGGTAAAATAATTCAACCATGTGATATATTATTTATGAAATTAGAGAAGAAATAATGAAATAAATAATAAAGAAATAAATAATAAAATAGAAATAAAAAATATTTTTTTTATTTAAATTTATAATATTATAAATAAGTAATATATAACAATAAATAAATATAATAAGAAAAAATGGATTTTTTGAATAATCTTAATAATATTTTTGGAGGAAATAAGGAAAACAATAAAAACAATAAAAATAATGAAAACAATAAAAACAATAAAAACAATGAAAACAATGAAAACAATGAAAACAATGAAAACAATGGAAACAATATAGAACAAGAAAATAATATTAAATCAGATATTGAAACAGAAGATGAAACTGAATATGAAGATGAAACTGAATATGAAGATGAAACTGAAATAAATGATGATAATGAAAAAAAAGAAGATAATGAAAAAAAAGAAGATAAGACATTAAATATCATAGAAATAAAAAAAAAAAATCTAAATAATAAGATAATAAATAATAATGAAGAACCAGAACCAGAAGTTCAAGAAATATCTAAAAATGACGAGAATAATAATGTTGAAGTAGTAAATCCTAATCAATTGAGTATTGAAACAAATTCTAATTCAAATATTAATAACAATGATATAATTGACTTAGGAAATGCTAAAATAGAAGAAATAAATGATAAAGATAAAATTGAATTTTTAGATATGATAAATAATAATCAAGAAGTATATTATTCGGAGGAACAAGTAACTAATTATATTTATAATTTATTATATAGTTCATCTTCTAATGATGAATATAAAAATTTCAGAGCAAAAAAAATAACAGATTTATATAATCAGGAAGTATATGAGAAATCACAAAAACTTAACTTCAATTGTTTAACACCTTTAATTAATATTAAATTTTCAAATTTAAATCAAAAAATATCTGTATTAAAGGATTATGATAAAGATGTTAAAGAAAGTAAAAAATCTGATTATCAACAAGATTACAAATTTTTAGTTAAATATTTAACTTCATTTAAAACATTATCTACACATAATAAGATATTAATAAAAGTAGATGAAGATAAAGAAGTATATGGATTAGTAAATAATGATGAAAGTGATGAAATTGTTAGTTCAAATGATATAATTGAAAGTTCATTAAAAAATAATTTTAATGATAATAATATATATAGATTACGTGCTTTAGGACAAATAATAAATACTTTAGAAAACAGCGAATTTGAAAATTATTATGATGGTACATATATTAATTTAATAGGTTTTTATTATAGAATTACAAATAATCCTAAATATGAGATATTTAATATAAATAAATATATAAGTGATTTATATAATTTAAAAGAAAAAGATAATGTATTAATATATTTAAATGATAAATTTGTTAATAAAAACAAGGATTTAATAACAGAAGTTAAAGGTAAAATTATAAATGTAGATAAAATAAAGCAAAAAATAAAGATAACTTTAAATGAAAAAATAACATCTTATTATGATAAAAATATTGTATTTGAAGAATTAGATTATGATATGGTAAAAATCTATAAAAATGATTATTTTATATATAATGAAACAGAGGAAGATAATTATGAATATATATACAAGAAAAAGGATTTAAAGGATAAAAATATTTTATTTATATTTGACAATAAATTTAATGTAAAAAATAATAAGAATTTTTATATAAATAATATAAAGAATTTTATTTTACCAAAGATAAATGAATTATTATATATATATGAAGATGTACTTAAAGAAAATCCAACAAGTGAATTAATAGAATATTTATTAAAAATTTATAAGTATGATTTTGAGACAATTTTCCATGAAAATAATAGTTATAAATTATATCAAAAATTTATAAATGATATATTGTTAGAAGAAAATATAAAAGGTGGTAAAAAAAATAATAATAATAATAATGAAAAACAAGAAACTAAAACTCCTGAAAATAGTGATGATATATCAGATAAAAGTACATTTGGTAAATATAAATTATTATTAGAATCTTTAAAAGAAATGATTGAAAATCAAAAAAGTGAAAAATTTGCAGATAAAGTAAGTTATTATGAAAAGGAGTTAGAAAAGGCAAAAGATATTGATTATGAATTAGATGTAAGTAAATTAGAAAAAGATGGACAAGTAATTCATTATAAAACTGATATTGATTTAATGTTAGATGATAAATTGTATAATAATAATTTAGAAAATGGTAAATTACAATATATAAAATATGCTATAGTTGATAATATAACAAATTATAAAAATGAAAAATTTATAGATTATTTCAGGAAATTAAAAGAAAAACAATTAGGTGGTCAAAAATCAAAAGATAAAAATAATAAAAATAATAACAATAATAACAATAATAACAATGATAACAATAATAACAATAATAACAATAATAACAATAATAACAATAATAACAATAATAACAATAATAACAATAATAACAATAATAACAATAATGAATTAAATACGAATGATATAAATGTTGATATATCTAATTCACAAAATAAACAAGTTAATAATAATGATATATCTATATTTAAAAACTATAAGTCAACATTAGAAAAATATTTAGAAAAAGATTATTTAATAGATAGAATTGAAGGTCATTTACCAAAAAATGAATGGTTAAATATGGGTGCTGGAAATGATTATTTCAAGAATCGTATGAGTGAGAATAAGGATTTAGCACCATCGGTATTTATAAGATATAATAATAAATGGATATATATTGGATACTTAAATAGTAATGGAAATATAAATATGTTAGATTTATATAAAACTGTATTATGCAGCTATAATAATTTATGGGAATTAAGTGTAACTGAAATAAATAATATAAGAGAATTATTAAATGTATATAATGAACAAGAAAATATGAAATATTTGCGTGATTTTTATAAAAGTCATTTAAATATTGACGAAGTATTAGATATAATTAAAGTTAATATTGAAAATATAAGTGTAAATATAGAGTTATTAAATAATAAACATGATTTATTAACAAATAAAAAGATGAATGAAATAATTAGATTTCACATAAATGTGGAAAGAATTTATGAAAATGTTGAAGGTGATTTAGATGATGATGGTGAATTATTTTGGAATGATATGGATGCTATAGACCAATATGGTGGTGAATTAAGAGTAGATAATACGAATATAGTAGAACAATATATGGAAAAGAATGAATTTTATAATATAATTAATAGTTATTTAAATAATTTAAATATTACTTTTCATATTAATGATATTAAATTAATGAAAGAATATATAGAAGGTTTATTAAATATAATGCGTAAAAAAGAAATTATGATGTTAATTAAGAAATATTCAGTTAAGTTAGAAGGAAAAGAAAAAGTATCAGTATCTAAATTAATAAAAAAAATCCAAGACAATAAATTATTTATTTTAAATGATAAATTATTAGATGAGTTATTTTCATTTAAATTTATGAAATCAAATGAAGTATATTCAAATAAGAAAATGTTTAAAGGATATAATAATTTTCATTTAACCTTAATGTTTATATCTTTTACAATTATTTTAATAAGATTAAATAAAGAAGATATTGAGAATGTAATGCCAAGTTTAGGAAACTTAAATAGAATTAATTATAAACAAAATGAAACATTAAATACTGAATATAAATATGTGAAAGTCAATTTATATAATAAATTAAAACTTCAATTAACTAATGTTATAAGAGATTATAATAAAGATAGTAAAGAAGTTAAAAGTATGGATAAAAATATTGATTTATATTATAAAAAGATATTAGATGATATTCCCATTTTTTTCAATCAAATAAAGAAAATAGAACAACAATTAGAAAATAAAGATGAATTTAGTAATTCATTAATAGTTTCAAATAATTGGAATGAGATGCGACCAGTAGTAAAAATTACTAATAAGAATTCTAAAATAGAAAAATATTTAGGAGAAATTTATAGTTATTTAAAAGACCATACTCAAAAAACCAATGCAATAAATATATTGGGAAATAATTTATTAGCAAGTACTTTGACTGATATTAAATCAGATTATAATTATTATAAGAATTTAGGTATAACATATGATAAGACAAATACAAAATATGTTGAATTTGAAACTAAAATATCTATTGAAACAAGAAAACAAAATCAAAAAAATTTATCTTTACCATATAAGGAAAATATAAGTAAAGAATTTTTAGATTTTAATAGTATTGTTTCAAGTAAGAAAAATAATATATTAAATAATAAGATATTAGAGGAATCTGAAATTAGAAATAAAAATATAATAATAGAGAATATAGAAAGTATTTTATCCTCATCATATATAAGTAATGATAAAGTATTATTTGATTTTTATAATAAATTGAGTGACAGTATTATAAATAATAAAAAAATAGAGAATAAAGAAATAGATAAAATATATGATATATTTAAGAATAATTTAAATAAAATTTATAAATATTTAGATGGTGAATTTGATGAATTAGAAGAATTATTCTTAAATTTTAAGGATTATAATAATAAATCTTTATTAATGAATCAATCATATATAAATAATAATTCAAAGAATGATAAAATACAAATGGATGGACTTTTATATGATTATAAGAATATATTAAATAAGATTATTAATTATGATTTAAAGGTAATAATTGGAAGAATAATTAATGAATATAATAGTGATATAAGACTTAAGATTGAGAAAAATCAAAAAGGAAAAATCAACAAATGGGCTCAAACTGAAGAGGATTTATTGAGTAAAATTTATAAAATAAAATTAAATCATAATGAAATTTTATCAAATTATAATTTACAAATAAATGAACTTGATAAAAAGAAGAAACTAAAAGATGAAATTTTAGCATATTTGAAAACAATTAATATGAATAATTTAATAATGATTTATAATAATGATTCACCATTATTTAAAGTAGAAGATAATATAACAATTTTATTATATATATTAAGTAATATATTAGTTCATATTATAAATATAATAGATAATATTTTTAGTAAAAGTAATAACAGTGATAGAATAATTAAGATAATATTAAATGATATATTTTATAATTTAAAAATAATATTTGATAAGTTAATATTAATGAATGATTATGATAATGATAATTATAAAAATAAGAATGATAAGATAGAGAAATTAATGCGTAAATTAAAGGAAAAAGCAAGAGATGAATTAATTGCTCGTAGAATGAAAGAAAAAGAACAAGATGGTGAAGAATTAGAATTAAATATAGATAGTTCATTAGATAATGCAATTGATGGATTGGCAAATGAATATGCTGAAGCTGGAGATAAAATTGAAGAACATTTTGATATGGGAGATGGAGGAGGTGGAGGTGATGATGGTAATGACTTTTATAATGAGGATGCTCGTGAAGCATAGACACCTTTTTAGAAAAGGTGTAAGCCAAAACTTTAAGTTTAAATTTGATATACTCATCATTTTTATAAATTTTTTTAGTTAATATTATATATAACTTTATTTTTTCAATTAATGTTTATAAAAAATGCCTTAAATAAAATAAATAAAATATAAGGATAATTAAATATATAAATAAAAGCATATAAAATAATATAATATTAATATCAATATTAATATAAATAATGACTTGTGCTGTTAAAGATATACAATTAAAAATTAATACACAACAAGATGTATTATTAATAGATTTATCATATTACATATTTTATCGTTATCATGCATTTGTAAATTGGTATCAACTAGCTAAGGAAATTAAATTAACAAATGATAATGTTGAAGAAGAATTTACAAAACCTGAAACAATAGAACATTTTAAAAAATTATGTTTAAATAAAATAGAAGAATTAAGAGGAAAGAAAAAGGATAAAATAACTGACAATTATAATATATATTTATTAAAAGATTGTAAAAGAAGTGAAATATGGAGAAATGATATAGTAAATAATTATAAAGAAGGTAGAACCCAAAAGTTGTTTGTTAAAACTTTATTTGCGGAAGGTATAAATGAAGTTTTAACTAATAGTGGATATCAAGTAATTTCTCAATCAACATTAGAAGCTGACGATTTGGCATATATATCAGTGAAAAATTTAAAAGAAAATAAAATTTTAAATTTTAATAAAAATATAAAAATAATTACAGATGATAGTGATTATATACAATTATTAAATTTTGATAAGATACAATTAATTAATTTAAAAAAAAAGGATTTAAGTGAGAGATTAAAAGATAAAACTCCACAACAATTTTTAATATATAAAATAATAGTTGGGGATAAATCTGATAATATAGAAGGAATTTTTGAGGGTTTAAGTAAAACACAAATTATTTCTGCACAATTAAAAAATGAATTAAAAAATATAAAATCCCGAGCAAAATTTATTGATGAAATTTCAACAAATCAACAATTATTTGAAAACAAAATAAAAAATAATAAAGAAACACATATATATGAAAGGTATATACATAATAAAAAATTAATAGATTTTACAGAAATTCCCAAAAAATTTCATAATATTGTTAAATATGAAAAAATTAACTAATTTTTACAATTAATCAATTTGTTTTAATACATTTGTTTTATTTATATCATTAATTTTATCTAATTCTTTTAGTGAATCATTAAGTTGTTCTATTACTTTCATTTCTTCAATAGTAACAGAAGTGCTATAATCACGAACAGAAACTAACCAAAATGATAGTATAGCAACAACTAATGAAATAACACCTAAATGAAAAATGGTTTCTCCTTTTTCAGAATTAACTCCAAATTTCTTTAAATCCCCATTTTCTTTAAATATAAAAGATGGTTGAATGGCATATATTAATCCCATAATAATAATAAATATAAATATTGAATTTATAATTCTTGATACATTCATCTTTATTAGTTAAATAAATTCAAATTTAAATTCAAATTCTTTATTATATAAATAATAATAAAATATTAAATATAAATAATATTACTTATATTTAATATATTTTTTTTATAAAAATAATTACATATAATTATTTATTTTATTATTTCATTAATACATTATCTAACATATCAGAAATAATACGTAATTGGTCTTTAGAATAAAGTTTTTCTCCACTATTACCTCCATTATAATGTTTCTTTTTATGATGTTCTTTGTCTCTATGTCTATGTTGTTTATCAGATTTATTTTTATATTTATTAAACATATTAGATATATGTTTTGTATCAGCATGTAATCTAATGGTTTTAATTTCATGTTGATTTTGACTTCCTTTTTGTTTATTGTCACTGTCATCTTCTTCATCACTTTCATCTTTATCACTTTCATCTTTATCACTTTCATCTTTATCACTTTCATCTTTATCACTTTCATCTTTATC